GTTTGTCGAAGTTTGTGCCATCATAGATGTCGACATACAACTCATGGAAAACTCGGAGTTCGGGCGGTACCAACTGGTCCAACCACGGGTTCGAGAATGGCGTTAAGCCCTGTCTGGTTTTAAACTGGGACTCCAAAGACAATTGACCCTCGATGCTGAGACCATAACGACGTTCAACCAGCATCCGTGTGCGATCGCCGCAATGGCGACGCGGCGGCAACCGATCGTTTCCAAAACTGGTGCCGATGCCTAGCTCACGCATAATGTTTTCAAAGCGTTCACGCTGATAAACATTGAGAGCATTGCTTTTGATGTACGTTGCAATGTCATGACCGCGAGTAACACGCAGCAAATACAGAGCAAACTCAGTTGCAACGGGCATTCCATTGTACTGATAGTACAAACTCAGGGCTTTGGCGCGCAATGCGGCCATCATTCGCGCCTTACGGGCACCGAGAAGATCCCGAGAGACCCACCCTGTACTCAAGAGCACTTTGACGGGGTCCGTGACGACAATCAACTCGTCTTCGTCACAGACGTTACCACAAAAGGACGCCTCCCCCCAGGTGTCGACAAAATCGATTTTCAGCTCAAAGCCCAGGTTTCGCGCACGCTCGCCCGTAGGGACGTAGCGGAGCGGATCGACGCCAATGAGGCCGTCGTCGCCCTCAAAGCAGCACGGTATGTCCTCGACACCACATTCCTCCATGTCATAGAAGGTCAGCAACATATTTGTCACACAGTTGCCGAGCGATGTGAACATCTCGCCACTTGCACGTTTGCCCATGACCGAACCCTCGAACGCATTCCAATGTACTATGTTGCGCCCAAGAACCGTCTCGTCAAACTCCTTCAACCACCACGCGGCGCCCAAGACGTCGCCCAAAATGTGTTGGTAAATCACGCGCTCACAAGCCCATATGATGACGGGCCTGAAGCTTCCCTCGAAGCGACTGTAGTCAGTGCATGCAAATCTCGAGTAACCTTTAAACTTGTCTGCCAGAAACTTGCCGCGTTCGGTAACCGGTACGTATTTCACTGTCCACGGCCGCGCCCATTCGAAGAACGTTTTCTCGATGATTTTAGAGTAAGGCCCATCGATTGCCTTATGATAGTCGGCCCGCGGATAAATGCCGCGAGGTATTGCGGTCTGGACGACGCTCTCCAACTTTTGGAATCCACGAATGTGACGGTGCCCATTCGCACTCGCCGACAAAGCGGCCGCCAAAAAGCCCTCGTCATCCATATGGCTGTGGACCGCATCCCGTATTTCCTGTTTGCGTTTTTCGGTGTAAGACGTACCGGCCAACCATGTCTCGACAGAAACATCGGACAGAGGGTCAGCACGCGGCAGCCGAGTAACCCAACGACGCACAAACTTCATGAACTTGATTAGCTCAGGACCGACAATTGGGGTGGTCTTTCGAAAGAACCTACCTACCGCACCAGCGCGGGCGTTGTCTGTGCTGGTGTTGTGCCACACAAACGATGACAATGCGTGAACCGGCCCGGCAGAAACGGCCATGACCGGACGACGCTCGTTCCATTTGGTGACAGCCCCGACGCGCGCAGTCGGATCCATTTCGCCCAGTGGTTTCTGAAACTTGGCAAAAAGATCGACATACGACACGCCTCTCACAACTTCACGACCGAACCCGCCTTTTCGACGGGCGAGGTGTCCAGCGGCGCCGGGGCTCGAAGAAAAGATGCGGCACGCTCAAGATGCCACTTCCAAATAGCCATGAACAAGTTGGTCGTGCCACTGACCACACCACCGGCGTAAGTCATCGCCTCCGCTGAGCCAGCATTGATGTACTTCGCGGTTTCGCAGACCTGCGCAATGCGAGCGCGCACGGCTTCTTCGCTAGCGGTGTACGGCAACGTGACACCGCACAACATCGAGCACAAAAGGGACAAACTTGCCACCGCCGTCTGGGAAAAATCGACGATGCGCTCGTGATGATTGTTGCAGCGTATGCCCTGATACGACACACCCTCATTCCTGCGCGAACAACACCGCATGACTGACACAATCGAGACCCGATATTCAAACAAACATGCCGGGGCATGAATGCGCATGAGGCGGTGCGTCGGCAATCGCTTGTCCACCTCGCTGAAGTCCCAAGAGTCAAGGTTCTTTGATGCGTTGAAGGCGTCCACGTAGTACTGCTGAACGCGTCGTGTCGAGTCGGAGGCCGGCATGAAATGTCCTTTGAACCAGTGTTGTGTCGGCTTGTGTGCCAACGACAAAAGATCACCGGTTTTGATGTTGAACCAGATAAGTGCAGCATCGGTTGGCACGCGTTTCCACTCAAGCGGCGCACGATCGAACAGCGCCAGCAATGGTGCTGTGGCGGCACGCAACAAGCCGTTCTTGTCAAAC